TGAGCCATCCGCCGCGCTGTCCTAAACTCGTTAGCGTTTTGCTATTGAGTTTGTCCTCATCATCGACATGATCCTGTAACGCTTCATTTGGATTTGAATATCCGAGTGCTTCCGCTACGTCCTTGCCTACGAAGTATGGCTCCCCGCTGATCTCCATTGCCCGCACGGTTCCGAATACCGGGCTTTTGAAAATCTGTAACTCTTCCATGTTCACCTCCCTTAAGTAGACTAAATGGCTACATCACGAGCAAAAAAAATAGCTTCTTTCTCTTCTATCGTCAGCCCAAGCAGTTCACAGAGGCCCGCAATTTCAGCCTGCCGGAATTCGCTTTCTCCACGTTCTTTGTTCAGATATCCCTGATAGGACAGGCCAATTTTGTGCGCTATGAAGGTTCTTTTTAACCCGGAACGCTCAACAGCGGCACGAAGCTTTTCCGTATCTGTCATGGTTTCCTCCTTTCTTTGTAGACATACCGGCTACATGCTTTATACTACGCCTTTGTAGTCATAATGTCAACGCATGTTTATGTTTCTATACAGATTTGTTGAATGGTGGGCTACTGTAGCCTATAATAAACAAAGAAGAAAAAGAGGAGGTATGCCATGGATACGTTTGGAGATCGTGTAAGAAGAAGGCGCGAAGAACTAGGAATCACACAGGAAGAACTGGCAACCAGAATTGGTTATAAATCGCGCGCATCCATCAATAAGATCGAGTTAAACAAGCGCAACATGAAGCAATCACAAATATCTGAACTTGCCAAGGCGCTGGATACTACTCCGGCATACCTCATGGGCTGGACCACTCACGATGATCTGAAAAAATCTACATGGGGAGACGTGAAGAACAACCGCCCTGCGGTGCGTATTCCGGTGTACAGCCGTGTGGCCGCAGGCATCCCGATTGCGATGATAGATGAGATTGTAGATTACGAGGAGATCCCCGCAGAGATGGCGAAGGGTGGGGAGTATTTCGCCATAAAGATCAAGGGCGATTCGATGGAGCCGAGAATATGGGATGGCGATGTGGTGATCGTGAGAAAACAGGAAGATGCGGAATCGGATGATATTGTGATTGCCTCAGTGAATGGAAATGATGCGACCTGCAAGCGGCTGATCAAATATCAGGATTCAATTGGCCTGCTGTCGCTGAACTCCAAATACCAGCCGATGATGTTCTCGAAAGATGAAATTATTCGCAAGCCTGTGAGGATACTGGGGAAGGTCGTGGAGGTCCGCGGGAAGCTTCGCGGGATATGAAGTAGAAAAGTAGAGCCCCCTGTTGGCGCAGGGAGCTCGGGTGGTAAATAAACGATGCTCACATCCATGGCAACCCCTGTCGCACGGATCTGCAGGCAGTCCCACCAGAAAGGAGATCAACTGATTATATCATGAAAACCGTAGCAATATATTGCCGCGTATCCACAACGGAGCAGGCGGCAGAGGGATATTCCATTGGCGAGCAGCAGGACCGGTTGAAAAAATACTGTGAGGCGCATGATTGGAAGATCGCGGGCATCTATACCGACCCGGGATTCTCCGGCGCGAAGCTCCAGCGCCCCGCTGTGCAGAAATTAATCAAGGATTGCTCGTTGAATTTATTCGATGCGGTGCTGGTGTATAAGTTGGACCGGTTGAGCCGTTCACAGAAAGATACACTGTATTTAATCGAGGATATTTTCACAGCGCACGGCATCGGGCTGATCTCGATGTGCGAGAACTTCGACACGCAATCGCCCTTCGGCAAAGCGATGATCGGCATCCTGTCTGTTTTCGCCCAGCTTGAGCGGGACCAGATCACGGAGAGGATGACCATGGGCCGGATCGGCAGGGCAAAGGCTGGATACTTCTCCGGCGGGTCAAATCCCCCGATCGGGTACACCTACACCAAGGGCACAGGCGATGGCCGCACCACCCTGCAGGTTGATCCATACGAGGCGGCCCAGGTCCGCGAGGTTTTCAATCTCTTCCTTACTGAGAGTAAGACCTTCAAAGAAATCTGCAGATACATGCACGCACGCTATACAACGAAGTATGGCGATTGGTCGCACGTTTCCACTGTTTCGCGGATGCTCCGGGATCGCACATACATCGGCCAGGTTTCTTTCTCCGGGAGATGGTACAAGGGCGTGCATGAGCCAATCATCGATGAGGATACATTCGAGGCGGTGCAGAGGAAATATGACATGTACATGGGAACCGCCGCCGGAACCTTCTCCGACAATTTCCAAGGATCACAGCTTCTCACCGGCATGGTGTTCTGCGGGATATGTGGGAAGCGGTACTCGGTTCGATCATGGTGCAACCACAACAAGAAGCTCGGGAACCACGGACCATACAAGCGCGTGTATTGTTGCAGATCAACCGGGGATAATGTAAGGATCCCGGTGCCTGACCTCGATGCGCTGGTGGCCGGAGAGATCGCCAAGCTCTCTGCAGATCCCGATCTGATCCGCCGGGCAGCATATCCGACCGAGAAACCAAATCAGCCGCAGGATGCCATCCGCGCCCGCCTGTCCGATCTGCGCGTGCAGGAAGGAAAACTCGTAGATTTGTACCAGATCGGTGGCATCGACATCAACATGATCAAAGCAAGAATGGAGAAAATCCACGCCGAGGAGCAGAAACTCTGCACTACACTGGAGAAAACCCGCCCGCAGGCGAATGTTTCCGCGGATGATGCCATCGATGCGGCCATGTCCTTCGCCTCAATGCCCGATCTGCAGTCTAAACGGAAGATTCTCCGCATTTTAATTAGGGATATTGTGATTTTTCCCGACCATGTTGAAATAAACTGGAATTTCAAAGCGCAATAAAAAAGAGGAGGCGGTTTCCCGTCTCCCCTTTCTTTTCCCCTTGTGCGTCAGATCAATACATGCCGCCCTGCGGAGCCTGTGCCGCAGTGTTTGCGGGTTCTTTGATATTAGCAAATATTGATACATAGAAAAAGACCCCGCGCGAAGCGGGGCCAGCAAAAGCCGCCCGGAGGATATCATGAGCGGTTTTTATTATTTTTATTTCCATACCCCCACACCCTGTCTGGCAACATGTCGGACCCATTGGTGTGTGTGGAATCTCCCTGTTCATGCCGCGGACACTCGCAGGGCTGTTTTGTTCGGGCCACTTTAGAGCTGTTCGACCTCAGTAAATGGGACAGCGCCGCATTTCTTATCCAAGCCAGCGGTAAGAGCAATATCCTTTTACCACTTTTCCGGTCTGCGAATCATGATAGTTGACCAGGAGCCAGATCTCTCCAAGCTCTTTCTCATAATATCCATAGCACCACACGTATGATCCGCGCGGCATCGAGAGGATAATGCTGTGATCCGTTCCGGCACCCCTTCTGAGATAGAGTGAGGATGCAATCACCTTATACCTTCTGTTGTAGGTGTGTGAGAAGCTGTGTGCCGGTGCGACTTCTTCACTGTCTGCGGTCTTGACTTTCGATTTTGACGTCACAGTATCGTAAGACGGCCGTCCGAAGAAGACCTTCCCGCGAAGCATCGACATGCTTCTCATCTTCCGGAATACTCCGCCTCCGTTGGGTTCAATGCCGGATCCTCCTAAAGTGTTGCCTTCGATCGTTGTGATCGTGTCTCCGCTTACAGACTCGATCAGGCCGGTGTGGTAAATGCCGGAAACGGATCCGGTCTTTGAATAGAAGATCTGGTCTCCGGCCTTTGGCCCGTCTGTATGTAACGCACCCTTCTTTTTGTACATCTGTGCACTAGCGACCGTATAGTCGTCAAAGTTTCCACCTAGCAGACTCTTAGCCGTCGTGATCCCGTAAGCCTTATAGAAGCACCAGTCTACGAAGGCATCACACCAGGCGGCCGGGAAGTCCATGACTGAAGGATAAATCCTGTGCATCTCATATCCGTACTTTGTGTAATTCGCATATCCGGCATTGGCTTTCTTGTCATAGAGATATTTCAGGTCTCCTGTTTTCTTTTCCAGGTATCCAACTTCTTTCTGTGCTACTGCAATAACCTTATCTGCTGTATTCGCCATTATCTCTTCCTCTGTCAGTTCTTATTGAACTGCTTATAGATCTGATTCACTCCGGTTGCTGCAAATCCGGAGACAATGCCGACTGCAACTGCAGTTACCGCGTCCGTTGCCGGAAAGTCCGGCATGACTTTAAGCCCTACAACTCCCAGCACTGCTCCGACACATCCGCAGATCACCGGAATCCATCTGTCCGGGATGAATTCTGCCGCCTTGCACCCCTGACCCACAAGATAAGCAATCACTGTGATAGCTGCTACTCCTGTAATTCCAAGATCCATTCGTTTCTCCTTCTTTCATAAAAATTCATGCTGTTCAAGGCATCTGCGATAAACCCTTTTGATGTTCTCTTCCGCTTCATGTGTCTTGTCATTTTTGAAGAGCGGATGTTCCCCGCAATATCTGTTGTAAAAGGTGATATCGTCCAGGATGTCCTCGAACATCTTTTCAGAATGGCGGATGTTGTTAAGAATTTCATCGTTGAAGCTGAGTATCCGCGTCCTTGCGCGCTCAGCTTTTTCCTGCTTTGTATCTCTGTCCATCGCGTTCACGCGCTGTTCGATCTTGTCCACTTTTTCGACCAGTTCATTGTTCATCGCCCGCCCCATCTGTCTGAACATCCATGTCACCGGCTTGCCCGGTATCGGCAGTATCTGCCACGCTATCACGGCCACAGCTGTCCAGAACAGTGCCGTCGAACTGATATCCCTGAATGGATTGGATTCATGAACCAGATCCCAAAGAAATTCCCACTCCGTCAAAGTCTTCACCCGCCATTGGCTTGCTTTCTGATGCAGGCGAGCATCGTGATAGACGCCACACTTGCTATACCAAAATCCATGTTCCTTTCTTCCTGTGCTTTGTGCGCATAAAAAAGACACCGCCGGAGCGGTGCCAGACTGGTTATTTCTCTGTCGTTGTCATATCAACCGTACCTGTTGTTGCATCAGTTGATTCCGTTGCTGTATCGGTTGCTGTGTTAGTCGATGCATTCTCCTCTGCTGTCGTTGTCTCCTCTGCTGTACTCGTGG